CTGCCTATTCTTGCGAAGTCTACTCTTGAGTCAATGATGACCGCGCAAAGAGATGATACATTAAAGCATACAGATACTGAGGGTGTTATCTCCTATGAAAAGAAGACCATTACCAATAAGGAGGAGAGTCGTATCAAGTCAGCGGCTATAGCTCTCCGTCATTCAGATAACGCTAAGGAAAAGCTTCTTCGCATCGAACAAAGGATTGAGGCTACCCAAAAGGTTGAAGTTAAGTTAGATGTGGGCGCTGCGATCAAGAAGACACTAGATACGCTTCTATTGGATGGAGCCTTAGACGCAATCCTTGAGAATGACGCGGCTGAAGATGACGCTGACGAAGCTACTGAGATTGATAATGATGAAGAAGGCGTTACTAACGAGTAGCATAAGAGGTAGAAAGCGGAGTTGATTTGGTCATGGCGAAGACACAATCCAAGATGGACTGTCTTAAGCATCTTACTGAGACGATTGTAAAAACAATCTATCTCAACCCGTACGTTAAGATGGAGCCAACCTCTAAGCAACTTCGCTTTCTATCTCTTTCTTGTCTAGAAGCTATGTTTGGTGGTTCAGCGGGAGCCGGTAAGAGTATTTCATTACTTGCCGGCGCATTACAGTATGTTAATGAACCCGGCTACAACGCCTTAATCATCAGACGTACTTATGGAGAGTTATCTCTACCAGGAGCCCTAATAGACGTAGGCCATCAGTGGCTCGATAATACAAAAGCTCAGTGGAGTGAGATAAAGAAGGTCTGGACATTCCCATCAGGAGCTACCCTAACCTTTGGATATTTATCAACATGGGCTGACCGTATGAGATATCAAGGATCTCAATACTCATTCATTGGCTTTGATGAGCTTACCCAATTTCCAACAGACCTACTGTATCTTTACATGTTCAGTCGCCTACGACGCGTTAACCACAGTAACATTCCATTGAGAGTTCGTTCAGCGACTAACCCAGGGGGCCCTGGACATTCGTGGGTGAAGAAACGTTTTGTGAGGGGAGATATGCCCTTCATTCCCGCAACGATTCGAGACAACCCTTATCTGGATATTAAGCAGTATCGTAAATCTCTCGAGAAACTCCCACTTGTTGAACGCGAACAATTACTTAACGGTGACTGGGATATTCTAGAGAGCGCTGTAGTGAAGCCTGAGTGGTTCCAGATTATATCTAAGGATTCAGTACCTGATGATGATGAGGATGCCTTTACCATCTTTGCTTTAGATATGGCTGCTACTCCTGTATCATCTGCTAATCCAGATCCGGACTTCTCAGCTCTGATTCAGTGTTACGTTTGTGGCAATTCGTGTTACCTTTTGGGTGTATGGACATGGAGGGAGACTCCTCATATCATTAAACGGAATGTTAGAAACGTACTGTCACAACACAAGAATGCTGTCCTTATTGTCGAGCAAGAGCCTGGGGCTTCCGGTAAAATGGTTATCGAGGATATGCAGCGTGATTTTAGTAACGTTACTGTGTTATCTTCTCCATGTACAGGATCTAAAAGATCTCGTTGGATACCTCTTGTAGCTGCCGCTGAGGCCGGCAACATTAAGCTCGTTGAAGGTAAGTGGAATAACACATTCATTGAACATATCGTTCAAGTCGAGGATCATGACGATGTTATGGATGCTGTCGCAATAGCTTACAACAATAGAGATCGTTTGCGTCCAGTTTCAATTTTTTAATAAAGTTAAGACTTAACAACTTGACACAGTGCGTGTTTCAGTTTATACCTATATTAAGAAGCAAAGAATCTACACTTGGAGGCAAGAGCACGATTATGTCTACAGAAACAGTTGCGCCGAAGAAACCAACGCGTGATGTAAGAAGTAAAGAGATGGACCTGGTTCACGCAAAGTTATCCGTCTCCGGCGAGGGACAACTAGAAGGTTATGCTTCCGTATTCAATGTTGTTGACTCTTATGGCGATTCAGTTGTACCTGGGGCGTATAAGAAAACCATCAAAGAGCGTGTCTCTTCAGGTAAAGTAGCTCTTATGTCTCGTCATGCCGCATATGGTGGCGATGTATCCGATATCGTTGGCACAATTACCGAGGCTGTTGAAGATGACTATGGCCTCAAGATCTCCGCTACCTTTTCGGGAGTTACTCATGCACAAGAAGTTCGCCAACTCGTCAATGAGGGACATCTTTCGGGGCTGTCAATTGGTTATGCGGTCATTCAGGAATCTAATAGACCCGAAGATGGTGTCAACCTTTTGGAAGAGATCGCACTCTACGAAATTACACTCACACCTTTTCCAGCAAATGATGATTCAAGAGTTCTGTCCAGTAAATCAGATAAGAGTCTTTCAGGCGAAACACTGTCAGCCGAGGAAATGGCCGAGCGCACTTCGATCAAAGCCGCGCTCACCGAGACCCTCACTGATGTACGAAGACGCCTGCGTGTAGCTAGGATGCACTCAGCGTTCATTAATAACTAAGGAGAATTGATATGCCTACGAACAAAGAGAAAGCCGAGGCTCTTCTCGGTAAGATGGATGCAATCGAGGCCAAGCTGGTCAAGGCTGATACTGATCCTGAACTCGCCAAGAAGATTGACGAGCTGAAGGCTGAATTCACCGGGCTTGAAACGGAATATGCCAAGCTCATCGAAGAGGCAAAGGCCACCCAGGCTCGTACTGATCGTCGGGAATCCCTCAAGCTCATTACGGATGCTCCGGCTGACGTCGTGATTGATGATGAACCGAAAAGCACGGACGTTGCTGTAACTCGCACCTCCAAGCGATCGGATTACTCGGCGCTTTCCAAAGGTCTCATGGATGGCCTTAAGGGCGCGGCTATTTCCGATTCTATGCGGGATGCCTTGAAGCCCAAGTCTCAGGGTTGGAAAGACGGAGCCCAGGGTTTCCGTGTTCCTGATTTTATGGCGAAGCGTATTCTTGGCCCGATGTTGGGTAAGGCTGTTCAGAGTGACGACGCTGACAATGGCGCCAACCTTTGGGAGCCCGTTCGTGTGCCCAAGATTTATGGCCCCACCGAGTTTGAGACCGGTATTATCGACCTCGTTACTCTTTTCCCGACCAACTCCGGTCAGGTTAAGGTGCCTATCGTAGCCGGAACTGCCGGCCGTCGCGCTGGTGTCTCTGTTTCGTGGCTTGATGAAGGTGATGACAAACCCGAAACCGAACCCGTGCTCACGACCAAGACGATTGACTTGGATGAGCTCGCCGCCATGACCGTTATCTCTGATACCATGTTGGCCCGAGATACCACCAATCTGCTTCCTTGGCTTTCTGACAAGCTCAACGGCGCCGTTACGGATACCATCGAAACCGCTATCGAATCCGGATCTGGAACTGGACAGCCCGAAGGTGTTGTTACGGGTGTCGCCGCCGCAAACATCATCGCTCGTGAAACTGCTGGCGCGGTATCTTACACAGATATCGTTAGCGTTATGCGTCAGCCCAATGCTGGAGCCCGCAGAGTTGGCGCGTGGTTCCTTGATTCTGAAGTTGTGACGGCCCTCATGCAGCTTCCTGTCAGCGCAACTGATGATCGTAGGCTCTTTATGGCTTCAATGGCCACGGGGCCATATGATCGTCTTATTGGCAAGACTTACGTCGAAGGTGACGGCGTGGGCCTTGGTGTTTCTGGTGATGTGATTTTTGGCGACTGGAAGAATTATTACCGGTGAAGTTGTTATCTCGATGTCCTCGCACAGGTATTTCGAGAAGAACATGACCGCTGTCAAGGTATTCGTCCTGGTCGGCGGAGCTGTTGTTTCCCCGACCGACTTCGCTATTCTTGGCGCCGCTTCCGCAAGCTAGGCGATTTCTACCGTTTCAGTAACGCGTTACTGAAATGATCTCAACTAACAGTCAAGGGAGGCTGAGGTGTAAGGAGCCTCGCCTCCCTGATTGTTTTTAACCCAACACACGCTTAATATTCAAGGAGAGGGATACGCAGCCATGAGAACTGATAAGTACCGGATTTTGCAGAAGCTTCCACTGTTCGAAGATATCGTTGGATACGCCGGCGCGTCCATAGGAGATATTGTTACGCTTCCAAACAGAGGAAAAGTTAGACAGCTACTCTCTCGTGAAGCTATCGAGATGATCCCTAACACCTCTGGATCTATATGTGTTCGTCCTCGTAGCCCAAACGTTGTGTATGTTAAACCACAACCTGAAATGCACACGTTCTCAAAGATGGATGCTTTAGAGAAATCAAATCCACAACTCATAGGATTTAATCAGGAACGCGATGCGCTTGGTGGTCATCTTATCGAGAGGGACCCACCCAAGATTGCTTTGATTACATGGATGCGTAATTTCTATTCCGGGGGTCGAATCTACTTTTATCATATTCTCTGGTCTCTTCGCCGTCTTGGGGCTATCGTTTATCTCTGTGTGGATCAAAAACCTGTTTGGGAGAAGGATTTCCCGGGCTTTGAACCTATTTATGTCAACAGTATCAAGAAACTCCCTAAAGACATCGACATTGTTATAGGTGGATCTACCAACTCAACGATGGTTGAACAAGCCCAGGCTTTTGCCAAGAAGGTTAATGCTCGTTATATCTCTTTCTCCTTCGAGGTATCCGATTTCATTGCACAGACAGATCCTGAACTTTCCAAGGCGCATCGTGATCAGGATGATTTTGGTAAGACGCTTCAACCGAATCTCATGGTAACTCTGGAGGATAAGGTAGGGGCGTCATTCGCTAAGAAAGCTTTTCCAAACATTAATAAGTGGGCTGCGCTACATCCGGCTGTCAATTCAATGGCGGTTGATAGGGCGTTACTTTCAACAAACCCACATCCTGAATATCCATACCTTGTTGCCTCTGCCCGCAAAACCAAGTCAAAGAACCTGGGGCTCTGCGAACGTCTGGTTCGTGAATGCGCCGAGAAGTATCATCGTAATCTTGACCTGGTTGTATTCTCTTCTCACAGCGGTAAAGAGGTTATCTCAGGTAAGAACAAAATCATCTATATGACTGGCGCCGATGAAGTATCCAAGCTTATTTATATGCGCCACGCGGCGGCTGTGCTTTATCCTACGACCTTCGAAGGCTACGGCATGGTACCTTCTGAGGCTCTTTCATTGGGGACGCCAGTCGTGGCTTATGACATCCCTGTTCTCGTCTCTAATTATGGCAAGGACATTAACTTTGTTCCTATTCGGGATGAGAAAGCATTCATAAGCAAAACGATGGAGATTGTAAATAAGACAATTGAGGTTCCTCGAGAAACACAAAAGAGAGTTCGTGAAAAGTATTCGTTATACAACATGCCTGCGCGTATTGAGAACCTTCCCTATCTAGCCATTAACAAGAAACGCGTTAGCGCCCACATGATCGCATATTCCGCTTCAGGTCTACCGCGTTACGCTATCGAATCAGTCTATCCTTACGTCGATGAGATTCTTATCGCTTACGGTCCTGTAGGTGACGCTATTAAGGCTGGTTGGAAGGAAGATGGAACTCTTGAAGATCTTAGGAGCTTACCTGATCCGGACAACAAGATTAAAATCTATGAGAAGTCTCTTTGGGGCGACAAGAGACAAATGCGTCAATATCTTGTTGATCGCATGGATGGTAACTTTCAGCTGATTCTTGATGGTGATGAGATCTGGACAGGTATCAAGCATGTTATTGATAGCCCTAACAACACATCGAGAATTCGTATCGTAGGCTTCTGGCATGATGATAAACATTGGGCGTATGGACAGCCTGGGGATACGCGTTGGGGCGAAAAACTTCCTAAGTATCCGATAGGCTCTATCTTCACTCATTATCGCGCATCCAACTGGAGATATAGCTATCGATTCAAGAGTCATCCAACGCCGGTTCCTCCTGAAAATGTTCAGAACCCTTCAATTACACTTCTTAAAAGAGCCAAACCGTGTTACGATACATGTGTGTGGCATCTCGGACATTGTTTACCAAAAGAGATTATGCTTGCTAAGTTTGAATTCTACAATCGAAGGGATGGAAGAGATCAGAAACGCTTAGATCGTATGAAAGCGTGGCTCGATTGGAATGGTCAACTTGGCGACTATTATGACTGTATTGTTGAAGAGGTAAAGGTCCCTTTGCCAGGTGTTGTCCGACGAGCTTTTGATGGTATGAACTCGTGGAAAACTAAGGCGAACGAGTGAGAGGCCGTGGAGATTAACAATCATGAACCCGCTGAAATGGCTTGGATTCGGACGTAGTAAAAATATAGACACCACGAGCCTAGACAGTAAAGCTTCTAACTGGAGCGATGTCTTAGCTGACGTATGTCTAGCTGGAAATGAAATCCCTAAGCCTAAGTGGGGGAATACTGCGAAGTTGTCTCTCATGACGGTCAACCCAACAATCTCTGCGTGTCTACGCGAGATATCAACGTCACTTGTTGAACCTAGCCTTCAAGTAGGTACAGAACGTGATGGTGAGTTTACGCCTGATCCGTCTAACCCGCTTCAAGCTGTGTTGGATAGGCCTCATCGCCTTCTATCGATGAAGACGTGGCTCAAGCTCGTTGTTGAGCGTTATTATCTCACAGGGGCTGGCTACGCTATTCGATATGATGATGATTCCTTTCTGCCCGTCCCTACGGACAAGGTTGAAAGAATTGCGGTAGGATCAGACCTTTTGAGTGGTTATCGTATTCTTCCTAAACGAACACCAGTGCTTCCAGAGGATATGTTTGTACTTCAGGAGCTTGACCCTAGATATTACTACAAGCCAATGTCTCCTGTTGATTGTGTTGTCGCCGATGTTATGCTTGACGCTGAAATTCAAACGCTTCTTTTGGAAGTGACACGTAATCTCGATATCCCTGGTACGGTCATTGCCTTGAATAAGCCAACCTCTTCAAAGAAAAACCAAAGGGTACGCACAAAGATCTCAGATGGTTATGGTAAAGGTAATCGCGGACGGACGCTTGTTCTAGGTGATTCAGGCGCAGATGTAAAGATTAAAACTCAGAACCCGTTGAAAGACTTCGCAATGACGGAAGCTCTCGATATGATTGAGGCTAGAATTACCTCAGCTCTTGGTGTCCCTGGAGTTCTCATCGGGGGTCATTATGGAAATAAGATGAGCACTTACAGCAATTATGCTGAGGCCCGCGCAAGTTTCTACATGGAAACAATGCTACCGCTGTGGCGTAAGGTTGAGAGCGAGCTGACGGACTTCATGGCTACGGATAATTATGTTATCCGGTTTAATTTGGATAATGTGGAAGCTCTTCAACCTGATATAGAGGGAGGCGTAGTATAATGAAGATTGAACAACTATTATCATTCCTTGGTGGTGGAGTTGATTCTGAAACCGCCCGTAAGCTTTACGAATCAGCCAAGATTCATATACTCGACCTGGCTGGTGTATCTGTTGGTTCTACAGAGATTACGGTGATGGCTCAATCCTTTGGGTACGCTCATTTCCTTAATCTACCTACGGGACCCATCAAAACAATCACATCAATCACTCGTTTAGGAACAACGACCGCTGTTTCTTCATCGGCTTACATTATTCCTCCGATGTCTTACGCTGTTTTCAGGCCGAGCGGGAGCTGGACGCCGGGTATCTATACCGTTATTTACACACCTTTCTATTCTGAGATTCCTGAAGACCTCGATCATGCAACTGCAATGCTTGTTTCAAGACTCTATGACGCGAGAGGCGCTAATAACATTTCGGCCGGCGGTGTCTCTCAAACGTGGCCTGAGTTTTATGCCTCAGATATCATGAGCCTTGTTAATCAATACAATACAGGAACGGTATAACATGTTTTCCCAAATTGAAATCTTGAGACTTGTAAAGAGCCCGGATGGCCAGGGGGACATTACTCGTGAATACGAACATCTCACGTTTGCTCAGGGAGCTGTCGAAGTCCACCAGAACATTACTAAGATGGCTCTTCGGTCCAGCGTAGATATTAAACGTGGAGATGTTGCTGTAATTGACGAAGAGAGATACGTTCTCAATGAACGACTCTCTAATTCTCGAGCTCGTTATGTGCTTTGGACGACGGAACGAGGAATGGAGTAACATCCAATGGCTCAGATACGTGTACGTTTGAACGAGGCGTTACTGAAAAGCATTATTAAAGGTGAAGAGTCAGATCTTATCACCAATGCCGCTGATGACATTGTT